AAGATAGAGCTGGAGGTCAGCTCCACGCTCATGCCGTCGGTCTTGTCCTGTTCGTAGGTGATTTTGGTGCTGGCGTAGTCGTCGCCTAACGGCTGGAACGTCTTGTATATCAGCTCAAGCTTGCTGTCGATTGTCGTCAGGTTAGTCTCCAGCGTGGCGACGTCTGCTTTAGTAGTCGATATCTCGTCGAGAAAGCCAAGGGTAGAACTGCCAGGCGACGGAGCTACCGGCGGGTTGAGCACCTTGGGCGGCTTGGCCACCACGCTGACGTCGCTGGCGCTGCCGGTGATGTGGAACAGCTCCACGTCATAGCGGCGCATCCTGCCGTTGTAGCTGTACTGGTAGATGCCCATGCGCCGGCTGTCGCTGAGCACCACGTTGTACATGTGCAGCAGCTTGGTGCTGTCGTTGGCGTAGATGCTGCCGCGCTCGATGTACAGCGGGTTCTTCTGCCCGCGCAGCACCTCCTGCACGCCCAGCTCGTTGATGTCGTAGGTGCCGGCAAAGGTGGTGCTGCTCCAGGTTTCCGTCCTGGAGAAAGTGCTGGCACCGGTCTTTACAAATATCTGACCGCGTGCCTGGTTGCTGCTGATGCTGCCGATGAGCACCTGCCCGTTGTCCAGTTTGGATCGTGCGTTCAGTGCGTTGGTAGCGACGTAGTCAATGGTGTCGCCCTCGTTGCCTTCTACGTATACAGCTATGTCCCACAGGTTGACGTTCGTAGCGTTCGTCCAAGTGGTGTTCACCGTGCCGTTCGTGTTCAGCACTTGGAACCCTACGCGCAGCTGAATGCCCGAAGATTCCGCCGGCAACTCTGCCGTGGTAAACTCTGCCGGGATGTTGCCAGGGACGCCGAGCGGGTCGATGGTTGGGTAAGCTACACCCGTCGCTTTGTTGACGTTGCGCACCCGTACGTACGTGCGGTCCGTGTTGTCCGTCGTCCATTCAGGCGTGCCGTAAACGGTCGGAGCGTGGCTGTTGAAGAAGTCGTAGTAATAGGCCGTGCCGCTGTAGGTATGTTCCCAGCGGTGGTAGTAGCTGCCCACCTTAAGCAGGAAGATTACGTCCACGCGGGCCAGCGTGTTGTTGCCACCCTGCGCCGTCATGTAGTGGCCGTTCACAAACGTCACGCGGAACCTGGTGCCAGCGGCGAAGGTGTAATCGCCGATGTTGATGGCGTCCGTCCCAAAGTCCGCCTCGAGGTGCTCGGCTACGCCGGCTATGCTCTGCTGCGCTCCAAACTTAAACGTGCGGCGCACCTCCTTGAGCGGGAGTTGGTAGGTGTATTCCCATCCGGCCTCCTTAATCAAGTCGGTCTGCAGCGTCAGGCCTACGTCGACAGTGCTGCTGCTGGTATAGCTGCCGCTGCTGTAGTAGTTCAGGTATGTGAGCGTGGCACTGTCGTGGTGGCTGGTAACTGGGATAAACCAGAAGCGGCCGTTCGCCAGGAACAGGCGGGCGTTGAACACGCGGCAGAAGGACTGCAGCACCTCCAGCGTGGTGTAGTATTCCGTCACGCCGTTCTCCCCAGGATTCAACCACGTCTCCGTGTTCACCACCAGATTGCTGAAAAAGTCGCCCGTGCCGTAGAGGTTGGTGGGAGTGAAGGCGCTGTCCAGGCTTGCGAAGATGTCCGTCGCTCCCCAGTGGTCGGTGGTGCGCAGCTTGCCCAGGCAGTGCTTCACGATGTACTCGCGGATGCTGCGCCCGTCAGCGTAGTCGTAGGGTGTGCCGTTGTCGTTGAAAAGGATGCCGGCGAGGTTGCCCAGGTCATCAGCTGCAATGATGCGCACCTCGGCAGGGTAAGCCTGGTCTTGGCGCACCACCTGCTCCGGCAGGATGACGCCCGCCCAGTACAGCGTGTTCACCCCGTCGGGATCGTAACGCAAGGTCACCGTCAGCTCCCCGTCCTGGCTGCTCGGCAGGTAGTCCAGGAACGTAGTGATGCCGGCGGCGTTCTCCACGATGCTGAACTCGAGGGTGCTGCCGATGACAGGCTGGTGCCGGTCCTCGTTGTTGCCCTCGTAGCGCAGGACGTAGGCATCTCCGCCCACGTTGAACGTGACGATGCTGCCGCCATAGTCGGCGTCATGGATGTTGAGCTGCCACTCCTCGCCGAGGATGTCGCTAAACTCTGCCCGTAGGCGTACAGCTGGTGCTGGCATCAGTAACCTCTTGTGCGGTAACGGTCAATGGTAGAACGCTCGGAGCTGAGCAGGATGTCTCGCCCGTCGAGGCGGCCGGTGACCACGACGTTGCCGCCCATGCCGCCCATCATGCTGCGCAGCTTGTCGAGCGGAGCGATGACCTCCGGGTTGGTACGTGCTCCAGGGTACTCACCCACGAGGCCCAGCGTAGGGCCGCTCACGATGCCACCGTCGGCGAACGCCATGGCCTGGTTCAGGAATCCTTCCACCAGGCTCAGGCCGGCCACGATTAGAGCAGGCGTAGCCAAACCTCCTGACGCGATGTTGGCAGGGTTGAGCGGGTTGGTGGCGTTGGCAATTACGTTTGCCTTAATCATGCCGATGACGCTCTTGATGGTTTGCAACGCCATCTGCTTAACCATCTCCCCTACCGTCATGGCCCCGGTAGCTACGTCTGCCACCATGGTGCCAAACTGCTCGGCAAACCCAAAGACCGCGTTCGTGGTCACATCCCAGTGCTGGGCTATCAGCTCGGCGTAGTATTTGGTGTTCATCTCGAGCACCGCCAGCTGTCCGAGGTTCTGCTCCACCGTCTCCTGCATCAGCTTTGGCGCCATCAGCAGCGGGTTGGCAATCTGCTGCGGTGCGAGGGTCGGCGCCGCCGTCATCGTGCCGGGTGCCTGTCCTGGGCCTGCCTCGCCGCCTGCTGCTCCGCCTCCACCCGTTCCCGCTGTGGCTGCTGGCTTGGCCGACGGTGCCGGCATGGCCGCCAGCTTGTCGCTGAAATTCTGCACCGAGGCCGCCGCCTCGTCGGACTTAAACTTGATGCTATCGAAGAAGGCGTCCGCCTTGCCTTGCAGACCGTCTAAGAATCCGCCGATGTTGCTGTCAACGCCCACCGCCGTGAGGAAGGCGTCCACTCCGCGGCCCAGCGTCTCCAGTGCGCCGAGGAACGTGCGGGTGATGGTCTGCCAGATCGTGATGCTAATGTTGGCGAGGTAGCCGAGGGCGCTCTTCCAGTCGCCCTGCAGCAGGCTGGTGAATGCCTGGAATAGGTTGCCGATGATGCTCAGCACGCCCCGGAATATGCCAAAGACCATGTCCATAACGTTGCCCACGATGCCGATGAAGTCGTCGCCGAATTGGTTCCAGACCACCTGCAGGAACCCGACGAACATGGTCCAGATTTCCTTGATGGCATCCACCGCGGACGCCACCGTCTGCTTCAGTTGGTCCCAGGTCTTGCTCCCGTCGCCGCTGGTGAAGTATGCGTGGATCTGGTCCCAGTTGGCAATGATGAGGGCGATGGCTGCGGCGATAGCTACGGCCACTCCGGTAATTGGATTGGTGAGCAGCGTGGCGTTCAGGGCGATGCCGGCGGCCTTAGCTGCAGCCATAGCAACCTGTATGCCTGCCATAGCCTTTGTGTAAGCAGCAAACGCCATGATAGCCGGACCAATGGATGCGGCAAGGGCAGCAATGGCCACGATGGTCTTTTGCGTGCCCTCGTCCAGGTTCATGAACTTGCCCGCCAGCTCTGTCACCTTGTCGATGGCGGCGGTCACGTACGGCAGCAGGATGCGCCCTATCTCCGCGCCGGCCTGCTTCAGGTTGTCCATGGCCGTGCTGAACTTTCCGGCTGCCGTCTGCGACAGGCGCTCCATGGCGCCGGCCGCGAAGCCTCCCTCCTGGGCAAAGCCCTTCAGCACGTCGTTGAACTGCTGGACGCTGACGGCCCCGGCTCCCAGCTTGTCCGCCGGCAGGCCGGTGGCATCGCTCAGCGCCTTGAAGATGGGGATGCCGCGCTCGGCCAGCTGGTTCAAGTTCTCCAGCTCCACCTTGCCCTTGGCCTGGACCTTCGCGAAGATGGCTGTAATCTCCTCGATGCTTGCGCCGGAGGTCGCTGCGATGTCGCCGAGGAACTGCAGCTGCTCGTTCACCTGGGAGATGTCCGTGCCGGCCGCCAGCAGCTGGCGAGCAGCGCCTGCGATTTCCTCGATTTGGAAGGGCGTAGCTGCAGCGAATTGGTTGAGCTGGTCCACCATAGCGGCGGCCTGCTCCGCGCCTCCTGTGAGCGAAATAAATTGCGTCTCCATGGTCTCCAGGTCGGCGGCAGCCTTCACAGCTGCAGCGCCCAACCCGGCAATGGGTAACGTCACGCCCATCGACATGGCCTTCCCCATGTCCATAATGTTGTCCGAGGTCTCCCGTATCTTCCGCTGGATCTTGCCCAGCTCGCGGTTGAACTCCCGGGTGTCCGCACCTACGCGGACTATAAGGTCGCCGAGCTTAGCCATTCTTTCGTGCTATTTGCCGCAAGATAGCCATGCCATCCGCAGCAGGTTTGGACTTCTTCTCCCAGGGGAACTCGATGAGGTCGGTGGGTGACAGGCGTTTCTTGGTATGTGGGTTCAGCAGCATGGTAGCCATCCACCTCGTGCGCTCCCACTCCCTCTGCTCGCGCTGCTCCATCAGCTCGTACATGCCGGTCAGGGCGTTGTTGAACTCGTCGAAGGTGAGGCCGTAAAGCGCCGACGGGGTCAGGCCAAGCTGGCCCAACCCCATCGCCTCAATCTCATCCCAGTTTACCGGCTTGCCTTTGCCCCGCTTTTTTTTTGGGCGTCTCCGCCGAGCAGGGTGCTGACCGCTTCGCTCAGCTTGGGCAACTCGCTGACCTCGCACAGGTCCAAGAAGCTGTCCACGTCGTAGTCGAACTCTGCGCCTTCTGCCTTGGCCCCTGCCTCGGCGAAGTAGTACAGAAGCTCAGCGATGACGGTGACGTCGTTCTGGTCGATGGCCGCGATGCGGATGCCGGTGTTCCGTTCAAACTTCCGCCACGCACCCAGGGAGGCGCGCAGCTGGAATATCTCAGTGCCGATGGTTACGGTCATGCGATCACCTCACGTACTACGGCGCCGGTCAGGTCCATCGTCAACGACCAGGTCACGTTGTCCTCGAAGCCAGCGGTCTGCTCGATGGAAGTGATGTAGCCGGCCACGTCGAACTCCTCGTCACCAACGTTCGGCGTAGATCCAGATCCAACGTTCGAGAATACCGCGAAAACCTTGGTGCCTGCAATTTGGTAGTCGACCAAAGCGTTGAAGCTGTTCGTAGCGTCCTCTGCAAAGTAGCCGCTGACGTTGATAGATGCGGACTTCAGCGCCGGCAAGATTTCCTTCCAGCCTGCAGAGGTCTTCGTAGTGATGTCGCGCACGTCCGTGCTGATGGAGATGCTGCACTCGGTCACAAGTCCGACGGCCGTGTGGGTTCCGTCGGTGGTGCCGGTAAAAAAGCGAATGCTCGAGGCATTCAAAAATCCGGTTGTCTGGGCCATTATTCAGGAGTGTTTTCGGGTTCCGTATCTACTGGGGCTGCTGCCTTCTTAGGCTTCGCGGCCTTCTTGTATTTCTCGTCCTCCGGGTGCGCGTCTACGTGCGCGCTCTCCACGAGCTTGCGGTAGAACTTCATAGACACCTCGACCTGAAGGCCTGCCGGCCAGTCGTAGCCAAAGTCCTGGAGGGGTTGCTTGAGGGTGACGATCATAGTGCGAATGTAAGAAATGCGGGTTACTTCGATTTGCGCTGGGTGATGTACCACTGTCCGCCGATGCAGTGCACGGTGATACCGTCGTAGGAGCGGTCCATCGATGCCGATGCGCTGCCGTCGATGGTGACGGTCGTGTCTGCAGCTGCCGGTCGCAGCGTGAGCGTGCGCTGGTTGCTTAGGTGGTTGCCGGTTTTGAGGCGCACCTCGCGGCCGTCGTTGCCGGCCACTACCGGCAGCCGGAGGGTAGCTGCTGCAGAACCCGAACCGGAGGCGTAGTTGGCGAAAATGAGGTGGTCGTCGCTGTTCACCGTGAAGGTGGCCCCGTCGGTCAACGCCAACGTGCGCGGCTCGTCGTACACGGCACCGCGAATGATGAGATCCGGACGGACGGCGGTCACCGTTGGCAGCGTCAAATTGCCCCGGTCGATGCGCGCCTCGTAGTCGGCCATGACCTTGTACGCCCGCTGCGCCTCCTCGAAGTCCATGGTCTCCGTGGTGTACTGTATGCTCTGCACGTTGACGCCGCTGTACGTGCCGCCCACCCGGTCCAGCGCCAGGCGCACCGCCGAGGCCACGTCGATGACCTGGGTGTAGCTGGTGGAATAGCAGGCTATCTCGATGCTGGCGGTGTCCAGGGAGGATGGCCCGGTCTGCACGTCGCTCGGGTCGTTGCTGCGGATGTTGTACACGATGTAAGGCATGGCCTGCTCCTGGTCCGCAACCTCCGGAAAGATGCGCGTGCTGACCAGCCCTGACACCGTGGCGTCATTGCTTAGCAGGTAGTAGATGGCTTTTCCTATTGTCATTTCATGTAGCGTGAGAACTCTTTCTGCAACTCACCTATAAGCTTCTGCCGCATCGTGGCGTCTACGGATTCCATGGCCCGCTGATGGACCTTGTAGTTTGGGTGACCGGTGCTCTTCCCGCCGAACTGGTCGGGAAAGTCGCCCTGCTCCACGATGTGCGCAAACCAGGCGTCCGCGCTCGCCGCCACCTTCCGCTTCATCGGGTGGTTGGCGCGCGGTCCTGCCAGGATGGTAGGGAATTTCTTGTTGGCTGTCCAGGTGCCCATAGAACGGCGCAGCGTGCCGCGCTCCACCAATACCTCGCTGCCACGCCGGCGGACGTAGATGGTGCGTTTCGCGTCCTTCACCATGGACTGCGCACGGCGCACGTAAATCATGGCAATCTTGCGGTAGGACTTCTGTACCTGCGCCTTGTTCAGCTCGCCGAACTCAACCGCCTTGGCGATGCGCGCCTCGATGTTAGCCAGGCCGTCGATGCGTGCGGTAAACATCACTCGCGAATGGTGCAGGTAAGGCGCAGGCCGTCGTTGCGCCCGATTTCCTGGACGGTCTCGATGTTGTACAACTTGCTGTTGTAGCTCACCCGGTCCTTCGGGCTGACGTCCGCTACCGTCGTGCTGTAGCGGATGAGAAAGTGGACCGGCTGCTTGCTCAGCACCTGCGCGCTTTGTATGCTCTCCGTGCCGCTGCCTTCGCGGTAGATGACGTCCGCCCATACCGTCGCCAGCGTGCCCCACGCGTTTACCCGCTCGCCGTAGGTGTTCGTGGTGGTGGTGGTCCGCTCGATGGTGATGCGGCTGTCCATACGGCCGAACTTCATGACAGGACGCGGTAGGGGTTGACCAGTGCTTCAAGGCCCATCTTCAGGCGGGTGGTGATTGTGCCCTGCACCTCCTCTGTGCGCGCCTCGTACAGGTGGCCCACCAGCAGGCGCACCGCCTGGATGAGCGGCGTGGGAATGGACGCCTCAGGGTAGCCGATGGTCATGTTCACCTGCACCCGGTTGAGGGCATAGTCGTACAGGTCAGGCGGACTGACGAAGCGGATGCGGGCCGGCTTGCTCACCAGGTCGGTGTAGTAGTGCGTGGCGCCGAGGGTGAGCGTGGTTTGGCTGGTCGAGGTGTACGTGATGGAGCTGATGCTCTGCACCGGTCCTACCGGGATAGCCACCGGGTACCAGCTGTCAATGTACCCCACCGCCGTGACGTCGCCGAGGCGGGTGTCTGTGATGCTCTCCACGTAGCTGATGGCCACCTGGCGGAGGGCGGTGATGTACGTGTCCTCGTCGCTGTGATCCACGCGCAGGAATGCCTTAAGAGCTGCCACCGTCACGATGTCGTCGAGCGATGGCGAGCTGGTGATGTTGATGGTCATCATGGCCCGAAAGTACGAAAGCCCGGGGGAGTGCCCCGGGCCTTCGCCTGTGTGGTCGTTGCCTAATTAGGCAGCGTTGATGTC